CTCCAGCGCCTTGGTAGCGTCCTCCGCCACGCTCCAATCGATGAGCTAGAGGAGTGCGCGCAAGACGGTCGACAGTACGTTCGGCCGCCGCACGGCGCATGTCACGACGTCTATTGTTCGAAGCCGGGCAAGCACCCATGCCACGATGAATCCTGTGCAGCCAGGGAGCCGACGAAGGAGGGGGGGCGTGAGCAACGCGATTTGTGGCAAGCAAAAGTGCGGCGAGTTCAACATGCTGGAGTGTGTTCGCGAACCCGGTCACGATGGTGCGTGCAATTACGTCGTCGACCACGCGCGCGATTACCCGTGGAACAAGAAGCCCGGCGCAGCTCTCCCCAGGGAGCCCCTCCCGGTACCAGGGAAGGAGACGCCGTGAGCGAGCTTGAGCAATTCGCCGACGATATCGCGCGCAAGCAAGGCACGACGCTCGCGCGCCTTCGCCGTCCTGACGGAACGCAGTCAGCGACGCGCGTCCGGCGCATGATCGCGCGTGCCTTGATCAACGTTCATTTGCTGCGCAACTGCGAAATTGCGCGAGTCTTGCAGCGTGGGAACAGCGCGATCCATGCCCTATTGCATCCTGACTGGCAGAAGAAACGATGCCGAGACTATCATAAGCGTGGCGTCGAAAAAGGCGAGGTTGCGACGGATCGCGATCTAGCGAAGATTGATTCGCAAATAGCGAGCGGCGAACGCTGCAAGTGCGGCCTGCTCAAACCATGTAACAATTGCCTGCCCGATTCGTGCGTCGATCTCATCTTGCCCGCACGCGAAGGACGGACGTTCCCGGAGACGTTCAGCGCAGCAGATAGCGGCCGGGGACAATGGCGCACTAGTCGTGCTAAGCTGCGCAAGTGACTCCGGAAGAATTGACAGCAGGCCACGCGAAACAGCTAGACGCGCTCGTCTCGCTTCTGACATCGCCTGAGCGGTTTTGGTGCTGGTATACTTCACGCCGCGCTGGCAAAACATCGAACGTCGCTTTCGCGCATCTTCTGACGGCGCTTGCGAACGACAATCAGAATTGCATTTACGCAGCTCTGACGCGCGGTCAAGCCAAGGAAGCTGTCTGGCGAACGATCTGGTTGCCGCTGCTTGACCGGCTCGAGATCAAACACAAGAGCAACCAGACGCATCAGCAGACGATTTTCGAGAACGGTTCAAGCGTCGTTTTCGGCGGACTGGACGATCTGCGCCATATTCAAACCTATCTCGGCAATCGAGTAGACCTTTTCACGGCAGACGAGGCGCAATCAGCGGCATCGTCGCTGCTTCGTAACTTATTCGAGGTCGTGCTACTGCCTGCAATCTCCGACAAGGCGCACGGAAAGTTTCTTTTCAGCGGAACCATTCCCGAGGTCGCGGGGGGTTACTTCTACGAAGTAATCACGGGCGGAAAGTGGTCCGTCAAGAACTGGAGTCGTTGGGATAACCCGCACCTTGAGAACCAGCAGAAAGCACTTTCCGACACGCTGCGAATCTCGGGGCTCGACGTCGGCGATCCGCTCATTCGGCGCGACTGGTTTGGGGAGCTGGTCTTTGACCCGAAGGGCACGGTGTTCCGCTACTCGCGCGAGCGCTGCGGGTACGAAGGCGCACCGCCGCTCGGCCTGTCGCTTTGCGCCGCCGGAATCGACCCCGGAACGCGCGACCGAACTGCGATTGAAGTTTGGGCTTGGGATCCGCAGACGTCCGATCTCGTCTGGCATGTCGACGAATGGTGTACGGAGCGCAACTCCGGAACGAGCTGGGCAGAGATCGGCGCGCAGCTCAAAGCGTTCAACCAGAAACGACGCCTGACGTTCCCGCCGTACTACGATGCCGGCGGATCACAGATGACAATCGATACCTTCACGCTCGACTACGGAATCCCGGTCGTGCTCGCAGCAGAAAAAAAGGACATGCCCGGTCAGGTAGCGCGCTTCGCGGATCTGCTCGGTCAAGGACGGGCGAAGATACGGATCGGATCGGCACTTGAGACTGACCTGGTAAATGCGCGCTGGGATGGCGATGCCAGACAAGAGGGCCGCTACAAGTGGTCGAGCCACATTCACCCGGACGCGGCGGACGCGGCCAGGTATGGCTTACAGGCTTATTTCAATGCCCGGAAGGAACTGGAGGATAAGCGCACGCCTCAAGAACGCTTGCGAGACGCAGAACGCGACCGGATCCGCGAGGCAATCGCGCGAGGCCATGCCGAGGTCGGATCGGCGTCCGATTTGACGGAGGCGCTGCGCGGCGCGTGCGGGTTTGACGACATGCAAGATCGGGGCTAGTATGTAGCGTTAATGCGATCCGCTGCGCTGCACTCTCTGATAGAGACGTGGCGCCGTCGCGTGCCTGCCGCCGAAGATGACGACGGGAATTTACGTCCAGAGCATCGAGACGTTCGACTATTCGACGTTGATAAGCTCGGCATTCCTAACCGACTCGGGGAACTGGCCGAAGCGCATTCACATCTGTGTGCAGCTCTGCACCGATTCAGATTTCGATCTCGTAAGGATCGAGCCATTGTGCGAGCTATCGTTAACGGCGTTACCCACCGAAAGATCGAACGTCGGCTGAAAGTCGGGGCATCGCGGATTCAGCGTGTTTTGCGCGAGGTGCGGCTATGGGTCGAATAACACTCGCGACGATGCGTAAGAACGGCGTCAGTCGAATCAAGTTTCACCCGAGCGGAGAGATCGCAGAGGTCGAATTCACCGTGGAGCGCGAGAATATCGCGCCGCAAGAAATCCAGCAGACGCGCGTTTCGATCTCGCCTCGAATTCCGACCGCAAATCCTGCCGTGAACGTCGAGCAGGAGATCGCGATCCGGGCCGCGCAGAGAAATGCCGCGCTTCGCGAGGCCGAGGAAGATTTGCCGCCGCTGGAGGTCGACGAGAAGGATTTCCCGGAGGCAGTGGTAGAGGAAGTTCTAGATGAGCGCGCGACGGAGGCGAACGGTGCTACCGACGGCGAGTGACGCCAAGCAGTTGCGGCGCGTGTCGCTGGGATGGTGGGAGTTTCCGCCCGAGCGGACGGCCAGCGCGCTCTATGACTACGCGCTTGGCCTGGAGATGTATCAGTATTCGCGACGCGCGCGAAACCTGATCATGTACCGGCTGGTAATGGAGGAGGAGCCTCCGTTGCAGCTCGGTCTTTGGATGTCGCGCAAGGCCGCGTCAGGCGTGCGCGGTGCGGACTACATTAAACCTTACGACAACATCATTGCGAATGCGTGTTCGGTTCTCGAGAACCGGATCGGCACCGTAAAGCCGTTCGTCCAGCTTTCGCCGCAAGACGTTTCATTCGAGGTCCGCCAGGCGTGCAAGGATGCGACGGAAGCGATCGACGCGACACTTGACAACAATCGTTATTTCTATACGTCGCAAGTTTGCTTCAAGGATCTCTTTACGTTCGGAATGTGCTTCGTCAAGGTCTCGGCGAGCTGGGATAAAAAAGAGGTCATTGTTGAGCGCGTCTTGCCGGACGAGATTCTAGTTGACGAAATCAGTGCTGCGATTGCGCCGCCAGAAACGCTCGTCCAGCGCCGTTACATGAGCCGTTCGAATGTATGGGCCATGTTCGGCGGGAAGGACGAACGCACGGACGCGGCGATCCGCACGGCGCCGAGCTGCTTTCTCAGCGGCGCGCAAACGAACGTCATCGACGATTATCTTTGCCTGCTCGAAGCCTGGAAGCTCCCGGACGTCACGGGCAAGCCAGGCCGGCACGTTCTCGCACTACAAAACCGTCTGCTAGTTGATGAGAAGTGGACTCGTCTTCGCTTCCCGTTCGCGGTCGGTCGCTGGCAAACCGGCATCATGAACTATTACACACCGGGCGGCGCAAAGAAGATGGCGCCCGCGCAGATCGACCTAAATGAGCGCGACGAGCGAATCCGCGCATGCGAGCGAGCCGCCGCTTATCCTGGTTGGCTTGCGCAAACCGGGAGCGGCGTAACTGCCGCGACAATGGGCGCCCGTCCGAACGCGATTTACAAGTATGACGGCGTCAAGCCCGAGCCGGTGTTGCCGCAAGCCGTCCGGCCGGAAACCTACGAAGCGCGCGAGACGGTTGCCAAGCGCGGCTATGCGTCGGTCGGAATCACGACGCAGCAAGTGCAGGGGCAGAAGCAGCCCGGAGTAAATGCTGGCGTCGCGCTTCGCCTCATGGTCGATTACGAGGACGATCGCAACAAAGGCTTGATGGTCACGCTGGAGCAGCTTTGCGCCGATACGGGCGAACTGATTCTAGACGTCTGCGAGGAGATCAAGCCGCAATTCAATACGACGCTTCCGCCGTCGCGCGTGATCAAGTGGGAAGAGATCATCGGCAAGGCGAAGCGCGACCACTGGAAGCTCAAACCGTTCCCGATCAACGCGCTGGCGTCCACTCCTCCGGAGCAGTTGCAGCAAATCGAAGATTGGTATGCGAACGGCGAAATCGACCGTCGCGCGTATTTCCGATTGCAACAGCTTCCGGACCTTTCGAGCTACGCCAAGCTTTCGACCGCAAGTGACGATCTTGTCGAACAGACGCTAGACGACATCGTGCGGACGGGAAAATATCGCGCACCGGAGCCGACTTACGACACGCCGATGTCGGCGCTCAAGATCGCTCAAGCGCGCTGGAACCTAGAGAAGCGTTACGGGACGCCTCGTCCGGTTATGATGCAGCTTCGCAAGTTCATGAGCGTTCTTGCCGACATGATCGCGCACCCGGGCGGCCAGTTCATGCAACCTACTCCGGAGCTTGCTCAGGCTCCCGGACTCGGCGCCGCCCCTGCTGCCCCTTCGCAGATCCCGGCCGCGACTCCCGGCGCCCCTCCGGCCCCCGCGCCGTTGCAAGTCACGCCCCCGCAGGCCGCGCCCGTGCCGCTCGCCGCGTAGCGTCGCACGTTCCCGATCGGTAACGAAACCGGGAACAAAACGCGCATGGGTGAATGGACGTCCAAGCACCCACCGAAACCGCATCCCAGGCCGCGCCGGAAGCCGCCGGCGCCCCGATCGAATCGAAAGAGGCACGGAAGGCCAAGATCCTAGCCGACGCCGGCAAAACGAAGCTGCGCGCTCGCCTTGAAGGCACGGACGAAGATCCTACCCCGGTAGAGAAGCCGGCCGAGAACGGCGAGCCGAAGCCGGAGGAGAAGCCTCCGGAAAAGCCG